ACCCGTTTGTTCTGGATCTCAGAAACATGTCAAGATGCTCAGAGGCTGACGTACCTGCCGAGATGAATTACGATACCATTGAAGACTTTGCCCGTGAGGCAACCCCGCAGGGCTTTCATCTGCGGTCGATAGATGTTGAGGGCAAGGTTGTGCAATATGACTATAACGGCCATAAACTGTAAAGTCCGGAACAGGCTGCAAGTCCGGAACTTTCCTTGCCATGCGGAAGTGGTCGGCTCCCCGGTTCGATGCCGGGGCTTGCACAATGTTGAAAAGTATAAAGTTTCTGATTATGGAAATGTACGGTAAAATAAGGTGTGTCACTTTTCCTGAGCTGGTCTCGCAAGGAAGGATATTGAGTAAACCTAATTATGATAAGAAAGTACGTGAGGGCAAGATCCGGGTTGTCCGTCCCGGTAAGGGGGCCGGTTCCTACGCTCTCATAGACTACACCAGTCTTCCCGCCCTTATTCGCGAGGCATACGACAGACTTTATCCCAATGCTTTGGAAGAAATGAAAGAACAATTAATGAGTAATATTATCCGCAGTGACAGCAGGGCTGTGGAATTCTATAGAACCTACCAACCCGCCATTTCTCTGGAACGCCAGGCCGAATATGTGCTGAATGCCGAGGTGATGAACGAGCTGGTCCGTGTGGAGAAAGAGACCGGAGCCTTGCATAGCAAGTGCGGTTACAGCCGCAAGTCCATCGTGTGGGAAACGGTGCAAGGTACATGTGAGAAGCTTCGTGAACACTATGGACACACACTGCCCAAGACCCGTCTCCGCGAAAAATTCAACGCTTATAAAAAGATCGGCTACGCCGCCCTTGTCAACAAGAACACGGGTAACCAGGCGGCACGCGTGGTGGTTCCCGAAGTGGCGCGGCTGTTGCTGAAGCTCCGCCGCAGCATCGTTCCCCGCTATACGGAGGCGCAGATTTTCGACGAATACAACCGCCAGGCGGTGGAGCGCGGCCTGAACATCATCAAGTCGCCCACCACCGTGAAGAACTATCTCAACGACCCTGCCGTGATGCCTATGTGGTATGCGGCGGTACATGGCATGCAGAAATGGAAAGCCAAGTACACCAGTCTGATGAAGACCAGCCTCCCGCAGATGCGCGATGCCTTGTGGTATGGCGACGGTACTAAGTTGAACCTCTACTACAGGAATGAACAGGGCAAGATGTGCACCACCGGCGTATATGAAGTGATGGATGCCTATAGCGAGACCCTGCTTGGATATGACATCGCCCCGAACGAGAATTTCGACTGCCAGTATCGTGCCTACCGCATGGCCGTGGAAGTTTCCGGCAGCCGTCCCTACGAGATAGTGACCGACAACCAGGGAGGACACAAGAAAGGCGACGCCGCGGGATTCTTCCAACGCCTTACGGTACTCCACCGTCCCACGATGCCCTATAACGGACAGTCCAAGACCATAGAGAATGCCTTCTACCGTTTCCAGGCACAAGTCCTTCACGCCATCTGGCATTTTACGGGACAGAACGTGAACGCCAAGAAACTGAACAGCAAGCCCAACCTGGAATTCATAGAAGAGAACGCCTACGCACTCCCCACGTTTGAAGAGCTGAAAACAATCTACAAGGAATGCCGTGACAGATGGAACAATAAGGAAAAGCACTTCGCCACCGGTATTCCACACATGGAGATGTACCGCATGAGTGGGAACCCCGAGGCCCAACCCGTTACGGAGGTTGACATGATGCGTATGTTCTGGCTGTGCCATCCCAAAGCCGTGACCTATACCAACTACGGACTTCAGTTTGAAATAGACAAACGGAAATACCACTATGACGTATATGCCGCCGACGGCCTGCGTGACGAGGCATGGGCGCTTCGCAATACCGGACGCGAGTTCACCGTGATGTATGATCCTATGGACATGACCCGCGTGGAGCTGTGGCGGAATACCGCCACCGGTGCCAAGTACAGCGCCACCGCCACTCCTAAGGTCACTGTCAGCCGCGCCACGCAGGAGCGCACACCGGAAGAGAGCAGCTTCATGCGGAAAACCATCGACCGGAACAAGGAGACCATGGCCGCCATCCAGCTGGAAGGCGAGCGTTTCGACCTTGACGAACGTATCGCAGCCGAGCTCTTCGGTCTTTCCACTCCCAAACCTAAGAACCTCAGCAAGAATAAGATGGACGGATACCGTGAAAGGCATGACCGTGGCGAGCTCCATATTCCTCTTTCCCTGCCGGAAAAACAGAAGCGGGAGGAGGCCGAAGCGGACACGGAAACCGATTACTCCACTATGGGGGAATATACCAAGGCACTCTCCAACATGACGTTGGACGAGCTGGCACTGGACAGATTTTAAACGGCAATCAATAACCAATTAAATACCATTCAAGAATGAAAGGACTAACCAAACAAGACAAGGATGCCATCCGCGACGCACTGATGGCCTACTGTGAGAACTTTCCCAGCCGCAACCGCGCCAGCGAGAGCCTGCAGGGTGTCAGTGCGGCTGTGGTGAGCCAGATTCTGAACACCAAGTACGAAAGCATCTCCGACGACATGTTCAGCCGCATAGCGGCGCAGATAGGTTTCAGCTTCGAGCATTGGACCATCTGCGAGAGTGAGAACTTCCGTCTCGCCACCTACGTGCTGGCCGACGCCCAGATGTACAAGAATGTCACCTGGATGGTGGGCGATGCCGGATGCGGCAAGACCACTGCCGCCATAGAGTTCCGTCGCACACACCGCAACGTGTTCTATATCCTTTGCTCGGAAGATATGAAACGCAGCGATTTTGTGCGCGAGATAGCCAAGCAGGTGGGCGCGCCTACCGACAGCACCAGCAACCTGCGTGACATGCTGGACTATGCACTCGGTATGATCGGTTTTCTCCAGAACCCGCTGCTCATCTTCGATGAGGGGGACAAGCTGACGGACTGTGTATTGAATTACTTCATCAGCATCTACAACCGCCTGGAAGGACGCGCGGGTATCGTGTTCATGAGTACCGACTATATCAAGCGGCGTGTGGACAACGGGCTGAGATACAACAAGAAAGGCTACAAGGAAATCAACAGCCGCATCGGACGCAAGTTCTTCGACCTGAACGCCACCAGCCGCAATGACGTGTATGCCATCTGTCAGGCCAACGGGCTGACCGGTGAAGTCGAGATAAGACGTGTGCTGAAAGATGCTGAAACCAGTGACAATGACCTGCGTCGCGTGAAGCGGGTGATACATGCGCAGAAGCGCCGTGCCGAGCAGCAGAAAGGAGGGGCAGAGTAATGAGTGAGACTTTTGAACGTAATGCCAAGGGGGTACGTGAGATGCTTTCCATGAAGTTTGACACACTGGACTTTGAGGGGGTGTGGCATGACGCTTTCGGCACACCCGAGCGTCGGGGTGTCTGGTTTGTGTGGGGGAACTCCGGTAACGGAAAGACTTCATTTGTGATGCAGCTCTGCAAGTATCTCTGCCGTTTCGGTCGTGTGGCCTATAACAGTATGGAAGAAGGTGCCTGCCTCACCATGCAGGACACACTCCGCCGCTTTGGCATGATGGAGGTCAACCGTCGCTTTCTGCTTATCGACAATGAAAGCATCGAGCAGCTCAGCCTGCGTCTGAAACGTCAAAAATCACCTGATTTTGTGGTGATAGACAGCTTCCAATACACACAGATGACCTATCGGCAGTATATTGAATTCAAGGAACGCCACCGTAACAAGCTGGTGATTTTTATCAGCCATGCCAGTGGCAGGCTGCCTACCGGACGCAGTGGCAAGAGCGTGATGTTTGACGCGTCATTGAAAATCTATGTCGAGGGCTACCGGGCTTTCAGCAAGGGGCGCTTCATCGGTCCGAAAGGCTACTATGACATCTGGCCGGAAGAGGCGGCAAGATATTGGGGAGAATGTAATATGTAATGAGCCATGAGAACGACTGCCAACAAACCTATCAGCGCCCAGCAGCTTAAAGCCCTGCACGTCACCTTCCACCGTATCGGCATGGATGACGAGGCCCGTCACGGCTGCATCTACGAGTTCACTTCCGGCCGTACGGAAAGCAGTCGGGAGCTGACAATGCAGGAGGCGCGGCAGCTGCTGGAGCGGTTGAACCCGACGGACGACAAGGCACGGGCCATGCAGATGGCAGAAGCCAGGAATGTATTCCGGGACATCTACCGTCTTTCGTTCCTGATTCCCCAGCTGAACCAGGGGTTCACCAGCGACAACGAGGAGGAATACCGCATGAATGTGGCGAAGCTGAACATCTGGGCACGTAAGTACAGCAAGGCGCGCAAGGACGTTACAAGCATGAGGCTTTGGGAGCTCCAGGCCACCAAGAAACAGCTGGAGGCATGGATGCGCCGTGAGGAAAGGAAATTTAAAAAGGATTGATACAATGAGAAAGAAACAGGAAATAAAGAAAGGAATTGCCATTCTCCGCATGAAAGGGGATAAAATCAGTCTGCTCCAAGCCGAGGTGCTGGAAAACGGGCATAATGAGAGTCAGGTGTTTGCCACCTACGTGGCTTCTGTTCCGGAGGAAGACAAGGACGAGACCGTGTTTTATGCCTGCCGTGACGCCGCCCGTTTTGCCGCAGGGCGATTATCGCTGGAAGAGCTGATACCCGATGCGGACAGATATCCGGTGACGGTTGACAGACCTGAGCCCAAAGAGCGCCAGTCAGTCAGTGTACGGGAGTTTGAGGCTCTGAAGCGTAAGGTCGCGCTGTTGGAAGGCTTTGTGGAGGATTTGTTGAAAGAACGCCGCCAACGTGCCGAATACCAAAAATTGCCGGATACGAACCGTGCGGACTATATCGGCCAGAAAGATGCTACAGAACTTATAGGATGTAGCCGTGAGACGCTGAATGCCTGGCAGCGTAAGGGTTACATTACCGGATACCGCAAAGCCGGACTGGTCTATTATAGCAGGAGTGAGCTTGCCGCCGCTCCGGTTGTGCAGAATTTTATCACAATAAAGAAGGGGAGGAGATGAGATGGTAGATAATAATAATCAATATATCCCAATGGTCCATATCGTAGACAGAAACAAACGCCGTGAACGGCTGGCGTCCCGTCTCGAAGTCTGTGCAGACCGTATCTGTGACCTGCAGGACCGGTTGATGGCGGGTATTACCGCCTTGAGACCTATCGAGTACGACCGCCTGCTGGACGAATACCGGGCGGAGCTGGTGCGTTACGACAACATCGACCGGGAACTCCGGCAATTGGAGGACCCTACGAAAACAGAAGAGTACAGGGCCTATCACCGCAATGCCGGCAAGCAGCAGAAAAATAAAATCAACTATTAAATTATTAACCCTATCAAAAGAGCAAGAATTATGGCAAGAACAAAGAAAACAGTAGTCAGCGGCATCAGCCGCGAGCAGGCAGAGCAGGCCTTCGCAGATTTTGCGGCGGCCGATGCCAAAGTACAGAACCTCACCTCGAAGATGGACCTTGAGATGACCCGTATCCGCGAGAAGTATGCGGACCAGCTGGCAGAACTGTCTGCCACGAAGGAAAAGAACTTCGACATCATGCAGGCATACGCCGTAGAAAACAAGGAAGAACTGTTCTCCAAGCGGAAAAGCCTTGAGAGCGCGCATGGCGTATTCGGCTTCCGTACCGGCACACCGAAGCTGAAGAATCTGAAAGGTTTTACCTGGGCAGCGGTAACCAACATCTGCAAGGAATTGTTGCCGCAGTATATCCGCACAACGGACGAGCTGGCAAAAGACAAACTTTTGGCTGACCGGGACAACCCGGAAGTGGCGGAATACTTCCCGAAGATCGGCGTACAGGTTGTACAGGAAGAGACTTTCTATGTGGAACCCAAGAAAGAGAATGATGCGCAGCAGTCTGCCTGAGGAATATTACGAATACTGGCCGCATGGCAGGAACTGGGTGGTGTACCGTATCCGACGTGACGCCACCGGTTCCACCGGGACCAAGATCGGGGAATTCCTTACGAAAGAGGAAGCCCGGCGTGAGGTCTACCGTCTGAATGGCTGGAAACGATTTAAGATATGAACATCGGACTAATCGACATAGACGGACATAACTTCCCCAACCTGGCGCTGATGAAGTTATCCGCCTGGCACAAACAGCAAGGCGATACCGTGGAATGGTACTCCGGCATTGAATACTATGACCGCGTTTACATGAGCAAGGTATTTGCCTTCTCTCCTGACGATGGAAGAGTAATACAAGCTGACGAAGTCAGGAAAGGTGGTTCAGGATATAAGATGTTCGACCGGTGGCTGCCTGATGAAGTGGAACATATCTGCCCCGATTACTCCCTTTACCCTGCACACAAGGAAGCGTATGGATTTCTCACACGCGGCTGCATCAATAAGTGTTCCTTTTGTATTGTCCCCCGGAAAGAAGGCGACATTCGCAAACACGCAGATATTTCGGAGTTTTTAGATGGGCGGAAATCTGCTATCCTAATGGATAACAATGTTATCGCATCAGACTGGGGGCTGCAACAAATAGAGAAGATTGTTTCCATGAAGATAAAAGTTGATTTCAATCAGGGTATTGATTGCAGGATTATCGCAAGGGATAAGAACATAGCAAAGTTGCTGGCCCGTGTATCATGGATAAGGCATCTGCGCATGGCTTACGACAGCTCGTCGATAACGGAGGAAGTTATCACTGCGATAGCCTATCTGAAAGAAGCGGGCATCTCTTCGCACAGGCTCTTCTTCTATATGCTTGTGAAGGACGGACAAATTGAAGATGCTGAAAGACGGGCTTTGCTCCTCGATTCTTTGGGATGTACACCATTTGCCATGTCTTACCGGGATTTGGACAAGAATACTCCGGTATCGGACGAACAGCACCGGTTCGCATGGTGGTGTAATCAGAAGCAGGCGTTCAAAAGCTGTCGGTTCAAAGACTTTAATCCGACAACAAGAGGAAAAGAATTATTAACCCAGTCAAGTTTATTTGACGTATAACAAAGTAAATATGAACAACGATACATACAAATCAAAAATAGCAGATGCGGAGAAACTAACAGAAGATGTCCGTTTGATACATTCTAAAATCAATCAGATTGAAGAAGAGTATAAAAAGGAGATAGCCCCTTTTAAAGAGGAAATAGAAAGATTGGAGCAATCTTTTCTTGATAAATACCTCATTGATTCTACGGGTAAGTCTATCAAGAAAGGGATGACTATTGAAAAAGATGGAAAGAAATATAAGGTGCTTAACAGATACCAACAATGTATCTTTCAATACTTAGGTAATGCCAGAGTATCCGCTTTACCGGAAGGTAAAAAGCGGACTGTTGAGATTTTCCCCGATGACTTATGTGAATATACTATTGTAGAATAACTCAACTCAAATCAAGAAAGAATAATGGCAAAGATAACTTACAAATCAAGCATTCCCAATGACAAGCCTCTTTGGCTTCTCAAACTCCAGTTGGCGGTCAGCCAGCTGGATGCCACCGAACTAAAAGGAAATGAGCAGGATTTCCATAACCTGAAATCGTTTATCGACGCTGAAATCCGTTCGTTAATGGAAAAAGGCGACATCCGCCGCAGCTTTGTGGAAACCGAACTCCGGCAGGATGAAGGCAGGACGGTGATACATATCTTCCGCAACCACATAATTGTCCAAACCTATTATATCGAAGCATGAGTGAGAAGAAAGACATATTGGTACTCAGTTCCCCGAACTTTGGTACCGGTAAAGAAACCATAGGCTACTATACGGGGTATGCCTGCGGTTACTGTCACGGTAACGGCTGGTTCTGGAATCCTGAAATTATCCATGAACGGGTAAAGATACCCTGTCCGAAATGTGGCGGAACCGGACATGTAAAAGGTATCGTTACAGTGGAATGGGTTCCGGACGGGGAAGTGAAAACCAGTTTCAGCAAAAAGCAGGAAATATGACACCGCGTATCCCGATAAACTATATCGTCCAGATAGACAACTTCCATCTGGGCGAATTCATCTTCTACTGGAACTACTACGGCCAGCCCTGCTCACTTCTTCTGCAGAAACCCAAGACGGAAGGGCTTACCGCCATCAAGCTGGTGGTTGACAGTGACGAGACCGCCAGCTTTTTGCTCAGGGCGAAGGAGAAGACGGGATGCAGGCTATATCAGGTTGACTAAAGGCAATTCAAAAATGAATAGGAAAATAACTCAAATAATAATATTATGGAACAGAACAAGAAAGAGGTGGTCTTTGACGGTAAAGACCTTATATTCAACGTGGACGGAATAGAAATCAGGAACGGGAAACTGCCTGATTCCTTCAGCATAAAAGAGCGCTATGAGATAAGCGCGGAAAGCCTTACCAAGCTTGTCGTTGCGTTAGGTGAAGGGAATACACTTGCCGAATTTAATGAGGTACGAGGGAGTTACGGTGTTTTTAAAGCAGAAAGAACTATATATCCCTTGAAAGATGATTATGTCAAGAAGCTTGCCGAAGAAGTAAAGTCTCTACAAGAAAAGGTCCTCACGGAACGTAGAAAAGTTTCTGATGAAGGATATAAGCGTTACTTGCTGGAAAATTTGATTAAAGAGCACAACAAGCGCTCCTGGTGGGGACGGGCAGAAAAGATTGAACTGAAAACAGAAGACTGACAATGGACCTGAGAATAATAGATTTCCCGGAATACCCGTGGAAGACCCTGAATGTGCATAAGGACTTTAGTTACTCGTTCAACATCAGTCCGGGAAAGAAAATAGAGGGGGATTTGTTCGATTCCTCCAAGATGAAAGTTGTGTCCTACAATAAAAACAGCCGTGTACAGCTATTGGCTGTATGCAACCCTTACGGACTGCATCCTTATGCACGCAGGGATATGGACGGCTTGTTATGGTCCTCATGGATAGAAATAAAGGAGGGGCACTTCTGGCAAGAGATTAATGGTTGTGCGGCAGCCATTAAGTTTCCTCCTCTGTGTACGTCCCATTATTATTTTTAAGAAACACTTTATTCAATACAAGAAAAAAATGGAATGAAGACCAAATAACAGTCAAAGAAGTGTTGAAAGCCATCGAACGGCAACCTCTGTTTGGGCATACCACCGGAAGAGATGGAAAGACCATGTGGATGTGCTTTATGAAACTTCCAATTAACGAACAATAAAGATATGAAACCAATATTAACTACCGAAGATATTAATAAATTGAAGATAGATGAACGGTTGATTGAATGTACATCTGGGAGAGTAAATTACTACAGATTCCTGTGTTTTCATCCGAGAAATTCCAATTATGTGATTTTACTAAATTGTTGTGAAGAACCTGTACGGTTTTATTGTAAGAACCTGATAGACCGATTTTTTACGGATTATACGCAACGTGATATTATTATCTATCGTAAGGACTATGCTTTCAAGAAAATAAAGGAATTTGAACAAGCATTATCCGAATTAGATGGCAAGAACAATTTGGAGGATTAACTAATATGACTTTAAAACAAGCCCAAAAACAGTATGATGATGCTATACAAATGACTGTAAAGCATAAGCCAAACTCTGTAACTGCAGCACAATTAGAGAAGTGGGCACAACAATCTTGGAATGTACCAATTAAGGTGTTGTTTACTTCAGTCGGTAAAACAAGTAGTCGAGTAATCTACTCACGTAAAGCTGCTATTGAGAACCTAAGCAAACGACCTAAAACTAAGTAAAACAATTATGGAAATGAATGAAATCCACCTGTGTGAAAGATGTAAATATTGCACGCATTCACCCAATTTATTTCAGCCATATTATTGGTGTTCGTGGTATGGGAAAGAAGTAAAAACACCGATTAACAGATGTGATAAACACCCCTCAAAGTAAGATAATATGAACAAAACAAGATTGGTGCTTCGTTGGCTGCTCATCCCCTTGTGGTTCGCCATATTCATAGCCTATCTGCCGATATGGTATCTGCAAATGAGCTGGTACTATTTCAGCTTTCAGGATTATTGGGATGCTTTTCTGATATTATGGGACAAGGCAATGCTGTCCATGAGGTTGAAGACACGCCGATGAATCCACGAAAGGCCGCCGTATGATTAATATGGCGGCCTTTGTTGTGTATATATGCCGTTATTGTTATCTTTGTATCAGGTTTTCAGGGTATTCATGGTAACGATTGATGTTTTCGGGGTATGGGCAATCAGTTAGAACTTTTTCCGGGCAATCCTCTTGGTTTCAACGGCGAGTGCGGCAAGCTTTCGACCACTCCGCTACGCCGTACGGCTGGAAGCCGCAGTGAGCGTATCCGGCTGCGCAACCGTGTGATGACGGCCCGTCTTTACTATTGGCGTGAAATCATGCGCCGCCGTCTTGACGATGTGATTGTCATCCTTGCGGAGAAGGAGTTCTTCGTTGACGAGCGTACGATCAACAACGCCTGGCTCGAATGTTCCGAGTTCTTCGAGCACCTTTGCAGCACCCACACCACGGCACGCCAGCTCCAGCGGATGTATCCCTGCTGGAAGTGGTAGAAATCATATCCTGTCAATAAACTCTGCCATGTATACAGCCTCGTATACTTTCAGCCCGTCCGGTCGTTTCTGCGGCCGGCAGCTCTTGCGCCGGAATGACTTGCTGCAGTTGTCCATGCGGTAGCCTTGCAACGCTTTGTGAATATCCTCCAGGAAACCGATGCGCGCAAACGCCACATCCTGGACGGCCACGGGTTTGTTTGCATTGAACGAGGCGCAGTCATTGAAACCTATCTTCAGGCTTACAGCGGCTTCTACACATTGTACCGACGCGTGTGCGGCTGCGATGTTGTCCGCATCGGGGTAGGAAAGTTCCACCAGGCAGCAGGGGAAGGCCACGGGCGGTCGGCTGTCCGAAAAGTCGAGTTGTCCTTCGTCGGCATCCACCCAGCGCAGTGCCGGCACTTCCTGACGTATGCGGTCCATGACCGCTTTGAGAATTTCTTTTTTCATTGTTCCATGATGTTTTTAAACAGTAGTCCGATATCTTTCTTCAATATGCGGTTCAGTTCCCGGCTTTCGCCCAGGAACTGCCGCCGGGGAATCAAAGCCTTCCGGGTGTGTTGCTTTACAACGTACTGTTTGCCTTTCCTGCCGGTGCGGCTGTGGGAAGGAACCACTACGCTGCCGGAGAACCCCTCGTTATGGGCACGTGCATACGGCACCCTGTCACCACCGGCAGTAATGACCACCTTGCGGGCGCTGATCCCGTCTATGTCGATGCTCTTGCGCAGGGCTCCGCTCTGTACAAGCAGCGTCCCCCTTCCGGGTCTGTATCTTTTACTCCATGGCGGCCACGGCTCACCGTCAAATGATTTTTCGGAGAAACGTTCCAGGAAATACCGTTTCGCCGTGGAAGCCACCGCCTCGGGCACCGCCTCCATGGCTTCTTTCACCCTTTGTTCCAATTCCCTTCTGAAATCCATTGCCTTACGTTTTAAAATGGCTATATTTGCATCGAAGTCCTGTCCTGACGGGGAGACAACACGTATCCAACACCCCGGGGGTGCAAGGGGGATTTGCAAGGTCTGAGAATCGACAGCGCCAGGCAGGATCAGCCCCAAGAAGGAGTGCAAGACCGGCTATCCAATCCGGACGGGCGGAGAAACGACGGGATCGTTTCACCTTTACGGTTCGGACGGAGGCGAGGATGCACTCCGACGTTTTTTTATCAGCAGCCCTCTGCGGCGTTTGTCCCATATCTCCTTTTTAAGGTTTACCTTCCGGTTTCCCGGTGTGCGTGTCTGCATGACATACCAGGTCTTCAGCACCAGTTTTTCTCCCTCTATCCGGTAGTTTACGGCCAGAACCTCGTCGTTGTAGTATTTCAACAGGCAATAAGTATCAAGCAGGTCATGCTTTATCTCATCGTTGAGCCACACCTCGTCCGGGGCGTGCAGGGTTTCCAGCATGGCATCCCAGTACCTTATGCGGTTGTCCCGTCCCTTGCCTGCAGTATGGCTGTCGAACTGTCTCTTTTCGACAACCACTTTCCGGCCGTCGTAATCCGTCAGCACAATTCTTCCGTCTTCAGCGTATGCCTCCCATATTTCCCGTTCGTTGCGTTCACTCAAGGGGATATTTCCGGAAGCGTTCCTCTTCATGGCCTGCACCCCGGGCAGGTTCCAGCGTTCGGCTGTCATGTCCTTCAGATAAGAGGAAGCCTGCTGCGGGAACTTGCGGATGTACATCTGGTCGGCGGTGAATATCTGTGCCGAGTCACAACGGTTTACTCCCCAGCCTTGTGCCTCGCCCTTTTTCCATTCGGCAGTTTTCAGGAAGTCGTCCACACGCCGGCGCATCTCTTCAAGATCGACCTTTACCTGGTGCTTCATCCGTCCGGTCACGAGACACCTGCATGCCCAACCGTTCGGCGGGTATATTTTGTTCCACCGCGGGTCATTTTCGGGCAGGATGACCCCATGAAGTTTCATGTGTTCCTCACGTACCCTGCCGTCGTTCACCGTCAGGTACTCCCAGAAAGGATATACCTTTTTCTTCGTCCGTAATTTCCGGTAGGTGGACATACCCTCGGCTGTGAGTACCGCCGTTTCGTATTCCGTCCTCTGCCAGGTCTTGTTGAATACTTCAGTGGCTTCCTTTGCCCTGCGGTGGAACTCACCAAAGCTCCCGCTTTCCCGGAAGAGCCTGTTCAGTTCCTGTATCTCCGCCAGCGTCTTGGCAGCGGAGAAATGGAACAGGTTCTGCTCCATAGCCATACGGAACAGGTCATCCGACAATTTGTAGGCCACGCCCACATCGGCATTTCTCGGTCCTTCTTCAAATGCCGTTCGAACAGCCTTTAAAAAGGCTTCGGCAAAGAACCGGAAAAGCTCCGGACTGAAACCGGCCAGTTCACCGTTCCATACGGCAGCGATGAGCCTTTCATCCAGAGGGGAGGTATCACTCATGCGGATTATGCCAGCCCCGCCCGGATGCGGGGCTGCTACGAAAAAAGACCTCACCCGTTCCCACAGTGTACGTTCATCCTTGTTTTTTATAGGATCATGCGGGGGGGCATCCTGCTTTCCCGGTCTGGCCTTTGCAGCGCCATCCGTTTCGCCATCCGTTTGGGTTGGTGTCCCCAGAAATATTTCCTCGCCGTCCTTCGGCTCAGGTATGCCGTATTTCTCATAGCCGTAACTGCGGGGTATGGGAATCATGGTGGAAAGCGTCTTCAGGTCGTTCACCGTGATTTCGTCCTTCTTGTCCACGAACGAGAACTTGCCGCCATGCACCGGATATCCCCTGCTTTCAAGCAGCGGTACAAGGTATTTGTTCAGCATGCGTATGACAAAACGCCGGTCACTGCGGTGTTTCTTCTCCTGCACTTCCATGTGGACCTTGCTCTGTGAGAGCGACGCGCCGTCCCTGGTGGTCATGGTCTGTCCCAGTACGGTTATGAGTATCTCCTCGTTGCAGGCATTGCGGAAATCGTTGTAGAGCGCGCCGTTGCTGCTTCCGCTGAGTGTCGTCTGTTCCACGTCACTCTCTTTCGGGATGACAATGTACGGTGCCGATCCCGCTTCCTCGAACGCCTGTATGAGAAGCCTCCTGCTCTGTTCGTCCATGCTGTTGTACTTTCCTATGCGCTGCGGCATTCCGAAGAGTTCCACGAACTGTGCCCAGTCCCCGAATCCCCCGCGCTTGTATATCACATAGGGAGCCACTTTCAGCAAGAGCCCCAGATCATCATCCTCTCCCCACTGTATGATCATGCCGTCATCGCTGTAACTGATCCCGTCCGTATCGTACTGGCGCCGCAGTATCAGCTTCTCTTTGGGACGTATGTGCTTGCGCGGTATGCTGTTGAAGTCGAACCCGTTCACGAAAGAATATTCGTCTACGGATATTCCCCAGAAAAGGCTCCACATGATCTCTTTCAGCTGGTTCTCGAACTCCACAGTATCTATGAGTTCCGTTATCCGGGGTACTTCCTTTCCGTTTACCGTAAAGTTGATGTCGCAGTCGGTTATCGCCTCTATGCGTTTGCCGATGGCATCCGTCACAGTCCCGTCCATGAGTATATCCTCATACAGGTCGTACAGTTTGCTGCGCAGCCCCATGTCAGCCGCCCTGAGCGCACTTTTCCATGTGCCTATATCGTTTATTCCCCTATGCACGGGCTGCACCAGTATCTGATTATATACCGGCGTCACAATCTTTTTGGGCACAGCGCCTGCCTGCCGTTTTTTTCTCTTCCTGTTTGTCATAAGGTTTCCGTTTAAAAGTGGTTGTCACGTTTCCTGTTGCTTCCGAACGCCATTTCCCCGCAGTGCCTGCACTCTTGCCGTCCCGGCTGCTCCGGCGCTGCCGGCAGGTTCGGGTTCTGCCTGTTCTGATTGTTCCTGAGCCATTCAATGGCGCGGTCGTAACGTTTCTCGCGCATTTCGATATCCACTCCGGCGTTGCAGATATTGCAGAAGTGCCAGGCGGCTATGTCCTTTACAAAAAGCAGCAATATGGGATTGCGTTCCTTTCCCCTGGCGGCGAATATCTTTCCCGTGTCGTACTTGGTAAGATATCCCTGCACCTCCTCTATGGCGGCGTCTATGGCCGACATCATCGCCGCGTCATCGCCATGGCTGATGGTATCCATATCCTCCTCATAGATATGGGTTGTCATTTCCTCTACTTCCAAATAAGCCATATATGTTCATTTTTAATGGTTTGTCACATTCTTTTTTTGTTATGGGGGCGTCTTCCTATCCAGTAGCTTCCGGCTTCCATGTGGGCGTTCAGTCGCTGGCACATGTAATATCCCCCCTCGATGGCATCCGGTCCGTCTGCCGGTGCCGGCAGCCCGTCATCGAACAGCCTGAACTGCTCCTCCAGCCGCTGCATGTCCGGGTTGTCCTTCTCCCGTATGTTGAAAACGAGCCTTCCCGCCCTGTTCAACGGTTCCAGATTACCTTCTATACGTACGAATTTATCAGGTTTGTCACGCCCATCGGGTGAGATATTGATGTAATGTCCTTTTTCCTTCCCTTTTGCAAGGAAAAGAGGAACGAATACCTGCTGGTAGAACGGATCCTGCAGTTTGTTGTTCTCTATGTAGTTCCTCTGCTGCGTCCTTTCCCTTACGTAGTCCCGTTGATAGTAATACCAGTTCACGAACTCGTCGTTGGTGACATGCCGCAGATATCCGGTATATACATACAGCGTTCCCTCGTATAGCCCCATGAGAAAATTCGCCTTGAAGGAGTTCTTCTTCGCCTTCCTGCCGGTGGTGTTGCTCGGTGCCGGGTCCCCGTAACTGACAATATATTTGAGCTTGCCTATGGGCGGGCACTCTCCCCAGCGTATCTCCTTGAAGTAGGAACCCTCCACGACCGGGTTGTTGAAACACTCCTTCTGTCCGCTGGCGAGGCTCACTTGTGCCAGTACCTCGTCTATCGTCTCCTCGGTGTTCTTTTCCGGCCATACGGAGGTGCCGAACTGGTAATCCATCTGCGGGTCGGGATTATTGATATCCACCATGCGTATGTTGACTATGTCCCAGTTGCCGATGGGCTTCTCCCTTGCGGCCAGTTCCCTTGCCTTGTTACCTGCACGTGAGACGCAGCAGTCCTTCGCAATGACGTTCCCCGTCCAGACGGTAAGCAGCGCCTCGCTGATGGAGCGGGTGAAGAACAGCGCCTGCTCGAACCAGTTCCATTTGTTGTTCACTGTCTCCGGATTACGGCATTCCTCGTCTGTATCGTAGTCATCCATGAGCAATACGTCCGGACGTACCTCATCCATCTTGACCCCGCGTGGTGTCTGTCCCCATCCCATTGCCATAAACGACACGCGGGTACTTAGAGTGAAATAGTCCTCCGTCCATTTGTCACCGATGAGGTTGCCGTAGAAATATTTCAGCCGCTCGTTCGCCTCGAACTGCGCCCGGTACTGGTTCAGCAGCTTCCTTGCGCCGTCGTTGGTCGCCGAGGTCATGATGACGCACCGCTTGTTTTTCTTCACGATGACCAGGTACAGCACGATGAACATCACGATGGTGGACTTTGCCAGCTCGCGCGCCCAGCTCAGCACTTCGTACCAGTTCCCGTCGGAATGCCCGATGATGCGCCTGATGGCTTTCTTTTGGAATCCTGCAAACTCGTATTTGGCATATCTGTAAAACATGAACTTCGCCCATGCTATAGGGTCAGCCTCCAGCTCGCGCAATTTCCTTGCCTTTTCTTCCCCAGTCATGGTGAAGTCTACGGCGGTCTGTGTACGTATCTGTCTCAGGGTTTCTTCCCAGTCGTCGGAGAGTGTCTTGTTGTTTCCTGTCAGTCTCTTTTTTGCCATGGCGTTATCTTAATTTCTCCTTTACAAATTCGTCAAAATAATAACTCAGTTCGATCGCCTTCTGCGGATCACGCTTGCGAAGCCAGAAAAGGATCTGTTTGCTCACGCTGATAATATCGGCGATGCCGTAGTCCCCTTCCATTTTGGCGATGGCGGCAGACAGTTTATTGATGGTGTCGGCTTCGGCAGAAGTGGCATACTTGTCGCCGCGTTCGGCTATGGCCTTGTTCATTTCCGCTATCTGCATGTAGAGATTGCGTATCTGTTCCTCCCGCGTGGTGGTGACGGCCGCCCGCAGCATTTCCCAGTTACCCTCCTTGCTCCACTTGCTCATGGTAACAGGACTGACACCCACCTTTTCGGCTATCTGCCTGCTTTGCAGTTCTCCCTGCATGTAGAGCATCTTCGCCCAGTCCTTTTTCTGTTGGTTCGTTAGTGTCTTGGACATATTCATTCTCTTGATTATTACAGTACAAAGTTAGGTAACGCATACCGATTAAAATAATCCGTCTGCAACAGTTTCCGTCTATAGGTAAACTGTTTCCACTCGGTAGGAAACTGTTACAGGGCGATTTGCACACCTTCTTTTTATCCCTGAATTTTGCAGCAGACAAAATGAGACAAAGCAATGGGCAAAGCATATACATTCTGCGTACATGACGAATCCATAAACACTTACGGTTTCCGCATGCTGACCTCGGGAGCCAATCTGGAAGAATACAGAAAGAATCCCGTGGTACTCTATAATCATAATGACTGGGAAGCTCCGATAGGGCGCGGTGAAAACGTGCGTGTGGAAGGCGGCAGGATTCTGGTGGATGTCGTTTTTGACGAGGAAGACGAAAAAGGCCGTATGATAGCCGGTAAGGTAGAGCGCGGCTTCCTGCGCATGGCCAGTATCGGCGCCTGGCCGCCTGAAGAGGTCAGCGATGATCCCGCATTGAAACTTCCGGGACAGACGGGGCCTACAGCCACAAAGTGGACCATGCGGGAGATGTCTGTCTGCCCCATAGGCTCCAACCATAACGCCCTTGCCATGTATGACCGCGCGACAAACAAACGTATAGACTTGTCTGACGGACAGGCGCTTGTCAGGCTGATGGATAAAAAAATCAGTATTAACCATAAAAAAGAGAACAATATGAGTTATTTGACACAGATGTTGAAATTGTCGGATTCCGCATCCGACCAGGCCGTTCAGGAAGCCGTACAAGGCCTGATTACCCTGCGTGACGACCTGCAGGCCGAGAACGCTACGCTCAAGACTGAAAAACGGACATTGCAGGAACGTGTGACGGCCTTTGAGACGAAAGAGAAGGAAGCCAATAAGCAGAAAGCCGTCGCACTGGTGGACGCGGCTGTGAAAGACGGGCGCATTGACGCCAAAGGACGCGACAGCTGGCTGGAGGACTTTGCCGTAGATTTTACAAAGGCCGAAGTGCGCCTCAGTTCCATTTCCGTACGTCAGCCCGTCAGTCCCCAGGTACAGACCGGTGGAAAGGCCGGAGGAAACGTGCAGCTGGCAGACATGACTTTCAAGGAAATCCTGGAGAAGGATATGCTTAAGGAACTTAAAAAGGACAGGAACCTCTACCGGGAGAAGTTCCATGAAGCCTACGGTAAATACCCGGAATAATCATTTTATAAACAAAAGACAATGAAGACAAAATTCATCTTTTCACTGCTCACAGCGTTGCTGTTCAATTTTGCCACCTCAGGCCTGTTTGCACAGAGCATCGGCATCGACCACAACCTGATGTTCGGCATCCAGATGGGACTTTCACTGGTTCCGTTGCAACTTACCGGCTGTCTGGCAGACGGGCTGAACAAGGAAATCTGGATTCCCGAGATCATTGAGAAGTTCTATCCGGAAACCTCGTTCGTTTCCGACTCGCGTGATTTCAGCATGTGGACCGATAACGAGTACCTGAACCTGCAGGAAGCGGGTATCGACCCGAGGGTATTCATCGACAATGAGGTATATCCGATACCGGTAGTGGCACGCGGCGACAAGCCTTACAAGATTCCGATGAAACGTTTTGATACGGAGAACACCGTACATATCAACGCCATCGAAATAGAAGAGTCGGCAGAGAAGCGCAGGAGCGTGGCGGCAGGCCACCAGAAGTCTTTGCAGATGCAGTTCTCCGGGCTTGCCATCTACAACTGGGCGCCCACTCAGGACAGCGAGACCACTCCGGTCTTGAAAATCAACGACGGCAATGCCAGCAAGCAGGGCACCGGCTACGTGGCCATGACCTACGAGAAGATCCTGGCACTCTCCACGCAGCTCGACATGATGCGGGTGCCCAAGGAAGGACGTATCCTGGCGTTGCATCCCTATCACGCTACCGACCTTCAGCTTCAGGACCTGGAGATGTTCAAGACGTTCTTCTCCACCGGTTCCATGTTCGGCTTCAAAATTCACGTCACTTCCATGGTGCCCAAATACAACGGTACTACGGGCAAGAAAGTGGAATGGGACGCTCCGGTACGCGATACGGACGCCATCGCCTCCATCGTATGGTACCGTGACGCCGTCTGCCGTGCCAAGAGCATGGAGGACATGTACTACCGTCTGAACGACCCTGAATACCGCGGTGATGTGCTCGGATTCAATATGCGCGGTATCGCATTGCCCATCACCGGCAAGTATCTGGGCGCCATGTTTACCACGAAGAAATCCTAACCCTAAAAATTAAAGTGCAATGAGTTACATTAACATGAAATCGCGGAGAAGCTTTGACTTCTTCGCCCCCTATACGGAAGAAGGTGACCGCTGTGTACAGATACCGTTCCCGGTTGCCGTAACCCGCAAACCCGAAGACAAGTCCCTGGTACATGACTGCAATCCCCAGATTGCGGATATTGCAGCCGGAACCGCCGCAACGACTTTCACGCTGGACACGCAAGTCCAGGCAGGTTCGTTGCTCATCGTCAAGAACGCCAGTGCCAATGCCCAGACCATCGGCAAGGTGGCTTGTGCCGCAAGCAAGGTCACCACGCTGATGTACGACGGAAACGCCTACATCAGTATCGGAACTTCAGATATCAGCGAGTGATGAGCAGAGGACTACGCAACAATAACCCGCTGAATATCCGTCTCTCTGCCACTACCGTGTGGCAGGGGGAGATCCGGCCTTCGCAGGACCGTTCGTTCTGCCAGTTCAGGACGATGGCCTACGGCTACCGTGCCGGTCTTAAATTGTTACAGAACTACCGCCGCAAACACGGTTGCCGCACCATTGCGGACTTTATCCGCCGTTGGGCACCGCCCACAGAGAACAACACGAACGGTTACATCAGCCGTGTGTGCAGGGAGATGCAGGTACCGGCAAGCCATGTGCCCGATGTGGACGACCGGGGTACGATGTGCGCCTTTGCGGCTGCGATGTCGCAGGTTGAAAACGGTGTTCCGGCAGTGATGGCGGACGTGGAAGCCGGCTGGAGCCTGCTCTAATCAATTAAGAAATTAAAAAAACAAAAACGGATGGATACTTTGATGCAGATATTAGGCAGCCTCTTT